CAGGAGAACACCAGGCCAGCTAAGCGCGTCATTATAGTAGAGCGGCCCAGGTCGAGTAAGCGAGCCATCAAGAGCTAGAAAACCACGCTGAAGAAGCGAGCCAATAGGGTGGAGACCCCCAAAAGGACATAGCGAATCAAACAAACAAGAGTGAAAGTTATGAAAGATGACTTTGAAATGGAAATGGAGGGCGGCAGTGAGGACCACGAGTACGCCATGGACTTGATCAGAAACTTGGTGAAGGTCAGCAAAGAAGAGCTGGACTCACGCATTCTGTTTGAAGTCATGATGGTCTATTCGCTGGGCTGGAACATGGCTCACGGCGACCATGACCTTATGACCAAGCTATTGCCAAATGTCTTGGACAGCATCAATGATGGTTCTTACACCGATGTGGCAGAAATCATGGAGGACGAAAGGATATGTCATTAGCAACAGAAGATTCATTCAAGTTCGCAGAACGTAAACGTGCCGTGCTGCGATGCATCTACAAGTCACCAGAAGACAGCTGGGCCAAGAATTATTGGCGCAACACCTATCGCAAACTCATGGAAGAACGAAGAAATGGAGCTAAGGTACTATCAGCGCGAGGCCGTTGATGCAGCGGTCCACTGGTTCAACACCCAGGACACGCACCCGCTCATCGTTCTACCGACAGGTGCTGGCAAGACAGTTGTCTTCGCCACACTGATCAAGGAGATCTTTGAGCGAGAGCCCGACTGCAGGATTCTGATCCTAGCTCACCGGCAAGAACTGGTCAGCCAGGCAGAAGATAAACTCAAGAAAGTATGGCCATGTGCGCCATCAGGCATCCTGGCTGCGGGTTTGAATCAATACGAAGTCGATGGGCGTATCGTCATTGCCAGCCGAGATACCTTGGCCACGCCGACTAGGCTCAACACCGTTGGCGACTTTGACTACATCATCGTGGACGAGGCGCATCATGTGGCGCCAGACCCCAAGACTCGGTATCGCAAGATCTTCGATCACTTTGAGTCATCTATCTGGAGGACGCCGCGCATACTGGGTGTGACCGCTACACCCTATCGTATGGGCCAGGGCTTCATATACGGCCTTGAGGAGCACTTTTTTTCAGGCGTTGCCTACCGTATAGGCATACCTGAAATGATCCAACAGGGCTTCCTGTGCCGCCTGTCGGCCTTCAAGGTAAACGATGAGGCTGTGATCGATGCATCAACTGCGCGGGTCAAGTTCAAGGGCGGCGACTATCGAGAGTCAGACATCGAGAAACTGGCCATGGAAGATCAAACCATGCTGGCCATCATCGATGATTGGGTAGAGAAGGCATACACCAAAGGCCGACTGAGCACAGTGTTCTTTTGTATCACGGTGGCTCATGCAGAGAAGATGTGCATGTATCTCAGACAAGCAGGCATAGAGGCTGCAGTTGTGACCGGCGAGACTCCAAAGAGAGAACGCGAAGATATCTTGGAGCGTTTTGAAGACGGCCAGATCAACGCGCTGTGCAACGTTGCCGTACTGACAGAAGGTTGGGATGTGCCACGCACAGACTGTATCGCGCTGCTACGCCCCACCAAGTCGCTAGGCTTGTACGTTCAGATCTGTGGACGAGGCATGCGAACCTGGGGCGACAAAAAAGACTGCATGCTTCTGGACTACGGCGAGAACATGGATAGGCATGGCTGCATAGACACCGCCCGTCCATCAATCCCAAGCAAAGAAGACAAAGAGAAAGAACAAGAAACCAAGATATGGATATGTGACTCGTGCTTGGGCGTCAACGATTCAGATCGTGATACATGCATTGAGTGCGGTGCCTTGAAGCCAGCGCCTATCGAACAGCCAAAGCTGTTTGATGAAGACAAGGATGCGGCATCAACACGCATGGCTGCGAGCGGCTCTGTGTTATCTGATGAACTTCAAGATCCCGTGCAGGTGCATGAGCGCATCAAGAACATCGATTACGTTTCAGCTGAGTCAAAGACATCAAAGAATGGCAACGAGTATCTCAACGTCATGTTCTCAAGTCCCGGCGACTACTGGCCACAAAGCATGCCACTCATGATCGGCATGAAAGGCAAGGCCGGCATGATGGCAGAGAAAAAGTGGCGGTCACTGACCAACAACTATTGGTGCCCTAGCACCATCGAGCAGGCGTTGGTCGAGGTAAACTACAACGGCGCCATGAGTCACATCAAACAAATCACTGTAAGAAAAGAAGGAAGATACTGGAATGTCGTTAGCGTCCATTTTTGATCGGATCGATGAGCAACTGGCGGAGAAAGAAAACCGCTTTCGTGGCCATCTTGGGTTCAGCGGCATTGGTGATGACGATGAATACAAACTGTGGATGGGCTTCCGCTGGTGCTTACCGGCAAGCTTCAGTGGCAGGATGCTGCGGCTGTTCGATCTAGGTAACCGCATCGAGGACCAGGTGGTCGAGAACATTCGCAACACCGATGTTATCTCCATCGCCTCACATGACAAAGACGGCAACCAGTTTCGCGCATCCTTCTTTGGCGGGCACTTTGCAGGATCTTGTGACGGCCTTCTCAAGGGCGTTCTGCCACCCCCTAGCGAAGAGGTAATCTTGCTGCTGGAAGTCAAGAGCGCCAACGACAAGCGGTTCAAAGAGCTCGTAAAGCTTGAAAGCTACGAAGCCTGGAGTGAAACCTATCGATGGCAGATCCATGCCTACATGGGTGCTCTTGGTCTAACCAAGTGCATGGTGGTTGTGGTCAACAAGAACGACAGCAGCGTGTACACAGAGATAATCGACTTCAATCCACAGGTGTGGGAAAAGGCGCAAGCAAAGGCGCAACGTATTATCTGCAGTGACGCACCCGACAAGAACACACGCATGTCTGAAAAGGACTGGCGCATGAAGAGCGAGTCGGAGTTGTATCGCAACGTCTACTTTGGTCGCCGCCTGCCTGAATCGGTCAACTGCAGGAACTGCAAGAACGTGAAGCCACTGACTGAATCAAACGGCGCCGTGTGGTTCTGCAAACGCAAGCAGCAGTCGTTGTCGCTCGATGCTCAAAGAGAGGGCTGCAAGGACCACTTGTGGATACCAGAGCTTGTGAATGCAAACCATCTACCGGGCAAAAGCACAGAGGATTCTGTGGCTTATCAGGTTGGAATCATGGAGTTCTACAACTCAACGTCTGAGGTGACGGGTGAGTATCACTACAGCAGCGTAGAGATGCGTGAACTATCTAAGGCAGACTTTGAGGCGGGCTTGATGATGACCGGCGAGAGCGTGAGGCGTGAGTTTCCTGGCAGCTATCTTGAGAATGTTGATGAGCGCAAAATGCCGTTTTGACAGAAATTCTTTTGTCTACCCTTTCTAAGATTCTGTCATTTCAACTACCACTCTCGTGGGTCTTTGACGATCAGTATCTTGAGGCCGGGGTAGAGGGCTTCGACAAGCTTCTTCTTGAGCGTGAACACTTGAGTGATAATCCCCTTGGTGTCCTCTACCACCACCTCGCCATCGCGCTTGTATCGAAAGTCCGCAACGTATGAACAGATCTTTTTGTCCTCACCCTCAACGGTGATCACGCACGGAAAGTCTACTTGGACCTCAAGATCAGTGATCTCACCAGCTTCCTCGTGACGCTTGAGTATCTTGTATCGAGCAGCCTCAAGCTTAGAGTCAAACACGATCCCATCGTATTCAACTCTCTTTGCAAAGTATTTGCTCTTCCTCGGGGCTCGTTTGGGAATCACGTTAGCTTCCGCCTAGTAGCTTCTCTTCTTCTTGTTGGCGTAGGAACTGTGATGCTCGTTGTCTTAGATTAGATAACTGATTCGGTATCGCCTCGACTGTCTGTCTCACGGCTTCGGGAACAGTTTCGGTTAGATCTGGCTGCATTGGCTGTGGGATTGGCCTAGCTGGAAGAACATCTTGCTCGTATGATTTAGCAAACTCTTGTTGCATCTGCTCAATTGGAACCACATTTCTTCTCTTATCAACCGCATCCCTATACAAATCTATGCTAACTGAAGCTTTTGGCGCCATTGGTATGTAAACGTGATTAAAAATTGATCTCCAACCGTCAAGTCCACCAACATCTCTTACCACTGTGGCTATTTCCTCTTCGTTCAGTCCAAGAGTTCTTGCGTCATCAAACGCAACAGATAGATCTCTAACCTTTTTGAACCGCTGTTCATTAGATTTTTTAAACCGATACAGTATTTCCTCTG